TCCAAGGTAATTAGAGATTCTAGGTTTAGGTTCATCTCTTGCTTTAGCTAATGCTACTTTATCTCTATGAACAATAATCGCTGCTAAGAACTCTTTATTATTGACATAATGTTCCGATCTTTTTCTTTTAGTCATACCAGGTACAATTGCCATAAGTATATCTAACCAATTATATAGATATTATAACATTTCTAAAAGAACTTGACAAGTATCAAAAAACAAGTAGAATGACTCTGTGGAGATTGAAGAAAAGGGTTTAGCTTTAGCTCTTCTTAAAGATCTTCTCCAAGATATCTTTAGCATCTGATACAGAAGAAATGTATCCCATTTGTCTATTAAGTTTAGATTTATTATCTAATGGAGAGGAACTATAAGTAGATGTATCATGATTCCTTACATAGGATTGATACATAGTGATCATTGTAATGTCTGATGATTCACTCATTGTTAATACATCATCTAAGTTTAATATAAACATATCTTCAGTACTAGTCTTTAACCAAGGTTCTACTTTATATCCCGCAACACTACCATCTCTTTTCTTAACTTCAAAAACCATAATTGGATTGGTGACCAATAAAACAGTTCTTGTTTCTTCTTCGCTAGCAGCTACTTTGGCAAATATCTCTTCACCATTTTTAAATTTAATTGTTCCGTAAAAGTCATCTTCTATTCCCATCGTTTTTAAGTTCTATAGTGATTATGTCATAATTAAAATTCTCTGAATTATAAATTTTAATTCTTTCAATAAAGTGGTTTAGTGTATAATTTTTTTTAGAGTTATGAGTACAATCATCAGCAATATCAAAAAGCATAGCTTTTATTTTATTCTTTCCTTTTCTCAGTACTCTCCCTATTGACTGAAGGTTTCTTATTCTTGACTTACTCGGTGATGCAAATATCACATTATGTAAATTTTTAATGTTGATGCCTGTAGAGAATGTCCCATAGGAAGCGACAATTACTGCATTATTCTCTGTTTCAGTAATTTCTCTTACCTTTTCTCTTTCTTCAGCATCTACACCGCCATGAATAAAGAATGCCTTTCGGTCAGCTCGCTTACTACTATTTATCTTTTCAAAAAGTATTGCACCATGTGTTTCTACTCTACTGAATAACACAAGTGTATTTCCTTTCAGATCAATAGTCAATTTAGTAATAAAATTATTCCTTTGTTCATGAGAGATTAAGTATTGAATCTCATCTTCATACACATCAAACTTTTGTGGAGGATGCTTAAGTATTAAACATGTAATATCTAATTTAGAAAGATAACCTTTTTCTTGTAGTTCTTTAGTTCTTACAATTTTATATGATGGTCCAAACAATCCTTCCAGTACCCATTTATGAGTTTGTGTACCATCTAATGTACCAGTGAATCCAAACCTATGTTTAGCTGTATGTAACTTGGTCATAATCTGGATAAGAGATTTGGATTTGAATTGATGGGCCTCATCACCAATTACAACACCAAACTTCTCAAACCACTTTCTTTCCAACTTATAGATAGATTGCCAAGTTGTTATGACAACTGGTTGATCAGTCTCTTTTTCTCTTCCTGAATAAATGCGGTGGCAATATGAATCAGCGTCCCAACCATATTCTTGAAAATCCTTATACATCTGCTCTACAAGCGATGTCGTTGGAACAACTAAAAGGATTCTTTCCCCTTTGCTTACATAATATCTTACAAGAGCGTAAATCATCAGAGATTTGCCGGATGCAGTTGGAGATATCAATAATCTTCTGTTATGCTTTAGCGCATCGCATACTCCCTCAATTTGATAATCTCTAGGTTTATGTTTAGAGATAGCAGTCATATAACCTTTAACACCTTCATAAGAAATTAAATCATTAACTTCAAAAGGTTGTCCAAAGAATTTGTTATTTTCAAAGTGATAACTATATCCTTGTCTATCACAAAAACTTACAATCTTATCAAGCAGTCCTACATATATCTGTTGCGTTCTTGTATCAAATAAATGTATTTTACCGTCCCAATACTTATTACGATATTGCGGCATAAACTTTGCCCCTTCAACCTCAAAGGTGAAGTGATCTCTTAATTCGTATTGTACGTGAGGTTCACATTTAATATTTAAAAATACCTCATTTGATTTTGATATAACCAAATCAGCATTATGTGTATTAATCAATTGGACCCATACATCTATAGGTATTTATTTACCCTAATCCAGAGTTAAATCTCATAAATTCAATAGCATTTTTGATTTGATATGTTCTATTCTGAATTACTTTTAAGATACTTTCAAGATAGACAAGCATTGTATCATAATAATCAATCTTCAATGAAGTATTGGAAAGTTTCGTATCAGCATCCAAATACTTCTGCATCGTATCCTTATCTCTTATCCTCTTTGGAAAAGGATTCTCTACATATACCTCAGGATCAGCCTTACCAGAAAAATATTCATAACGCTCATGGCGAATATTTTTACGCTGCTGTTCTGCTTTCTTTCTTAAAAGAAAAATAGTATTATATAATTCAAAGTACTTCGCATGAAGAGATGGTATATTCAATGATTCAGTATGTAGATTATCTGGATCTATTTTTGAATCTCTTTCCCACATCTCTTGAAGTTTATCAAGATCAATAGTCATTAATTAATTTTTATAATGGATTTCCTTCTAAATCTTCTATATCGTAAATAAGATATTTGAAACTTACACTTGCTGTAAAGTATTCTATATCATTAGTTGTAGCATCAAAATCTAAAGTTGTCAAGGAATATGGAAACATTTGTCTAAACTTTACTTGAAATTTAGTAATAAAAGAACTACTTAAGATTTGGAGTGTTCCATCAGAAAACATATTACTCATAGATCTAGTTGGTAGATCCATTGATTTATTACCAGTTTTCTGATATTCATAAATTTGATCAAGACTTTCTGGATATCCTAATCCTCTCAACCAATTTTGTATCTCCATATAATTCTTTAAATCTTCATCAACAAGAAATTTTAGAGTTAAATCGCCAAAAGTTAGTTTATCTCCTGGTTGATCAATATCTTTAAGATAAGTTGGTTGAACTGCAACACCAAGATTTAAGTCTGGAATATTTGCTTGGTTACAAAAGAATGAGACCTTTGGTGCGTTGTTTAAAGTAAATTTAAAACCAGTTGGTGATAAAAAATTTCTATTCTCAATCTGTCTAGGCATTATTATCTTCCTCCTTTAAATCCAGGAATGTTTTCACCTCTATCTGACATTTTCAGATCCTCCTATATTAATACTATAAATTAAGTTTTTAAAAAATCCACCTTGTGTAGATTGTTGATACAGTAATTCATGTATATTATCAGGTTCTTTAATTCCCCATTCAGGTTTAGGTGCTGGTTTTTGTCTTGGTTTATCAAGATCAACAACCGTATCATATTCTTTAATAGGAATTACTGAAGGGAACCAATCATCTTTAATATTTTCCATCAGTCAAGTCTTCCTCCCATAAATTGACCATATGTTTTTCTCAACCTTAATGCAGTTTTTGCTACTATGAATTGATTATATTGTTTCATTTAACTATTTAGATAAAAAAAAGACCCTCCCGATTGGGAGAGTCTTGTAAATGATTGAAGTATATAAACTTCTGATCACATGAGGTTCTTGACGGTAACGCGACGGTAGTAGCGGTTCTGGTTCGTCTGTAGACGACCCAATCCCTGGTTGGTTCCTTCAGCGAAGGGGTTAGCAACCATACCGTAACGAGTCTTGAATCCAATTTTGGGTTGGAAGCTGTTCTCGCCAACTGCACGAACCATCTGAAGAGGAACGTAAGGGCAATAGAATAGACCAGCGTCATAAGGTGAGGAACCTTTGTATCCACAAACGTAGTACTGGTTTCCACCTTGAGGAGCACCTGTGCCAACTAGGTTAGCAGCATAAGGGTCGATGTACACTTTGTACTTACCTTGGAGAGTACCAGCAAATGTGTTGCCAGTGTCATCAACGTTAAGGTTAGCGTTAAGTGCAGGGGTGTAATCAAGAACACCAGCCATTGTAAGTGCAGAAGCAACGTCAGCAGAACAAAGGATGATGTTACCCTTTCCGCGACGAGTTCTTTGTGCAATAGCGTTAGCATCTCTTTCGATCTGGAACAGAAGTCCTTTGAACTTCTCAACAGACCAGCGACCGTTGGAGTCGATATCGAGGTCAAACTGACCAGCGGTAGCAACGTTCTGAACAGCGCCTTGCTCAGCAGTCTTGTAGATAGTACGGATAACTTCGCGGTTAATTTCAGCGAGGATCTCAGTACTCAAGATGTTAGCAAGTTCTGCTTCAGCGTTAAGACCGTGAATGGCCTT